CAAGGTGGAGGACGCGGAGCGCCCGCCGGTGATGGGCGTCGGCTACTACATCATGATCGGCACCAAAGAGAGCGCCGAGTGGATCGCGCCCCCGGTCCAACACCTCGACGTGCTCGCTGCCCGATGCGAGCACCTCCAGCAAGAGGTCTACCGCGCCGCGAACCAGATGGCCCAGGGCGTGAACAACAACGCCGCTGCCGTGGGCCGCTCGGGTGAGAGCAAGCAGGCCGACGCGTCGAGCACGGAGGTCGTGCTCCGCGTGTACGGCGCTGTTTGCCGCGAGGCGATCGAGGCCACCTACTCGCTTCTGTCAGAGGGTCGCGGCGAAGCGGTGCATTGGAGCATCGAAGGCTTCGATGTGTTCAGCGTCACCGACGCTGGCGCTGTCATCGACTCGGTTGGCAAGGTGCGCGCGCTCGGCATCCCATCGGCGACCCTGACGCGCGAACTGTACTACAAGGCGGCGGACGTGCTGCTCCCCAACGCCGACCAGCCCACCAAGGACGCCATTCGCGAGGAGATCGACGCGGGCGTCGAGGCGACGGCAGAGCTTGCCGAAGCCGAGGCCGGTGGCGAGGACGACGCCGCGCCTGACAGCGAGGAGGCGCCACCCTCCACCAAGCGCGGTGCCGACGCCGCACCGGCCAGCGCCAAGGCCGCAGCGTGACCGATACCATCGCGCCCGAGTGGGACCGCCTCGCTGCGCGCTCCCGCACCACGCTCGTGCGCCAAGAGCGGGCAGCCCTCACGGCCCTACGCTCCGCCGTCAAGGCGTCCACCGCGCCCGCCCTGCTCGCCCTCTCCCGCCTTCCTACCGCCGACCCTCGCGACACCGCAGAGGCCGGCATTGCCCTCCTGAGCGCCGCAGCCCCCCGGCTGTCCAAGGCCTTCGCCGCCGCCCTCACCACGCGCCGCGCTGACACCAAGGGCGCAGCCGTCGCCCGCCTCGCCGACGAGTGGCGCATGGTGCGCGCGGGCGTCCGCGCCGCAGGCTTCCCCGACCCGGGCGCGTTGGGCGCCGCGGGCCGCTCCCTCACGGCCACCGACCGCGCGGCCGTCGAGTCCACCGCAGGTTCCTACGTTGCCGCCTGGCAGAGCGCCACGACGGACGCCCTGTGGACGTGGGCGGGGGCCGAGGACGCCACCGGCCCCGCGGACGCCGCCTCCGCCGCCCAAGAGGGGCAAGACTACCGCGTGCGGCGCATCGCCACGACCGACACCGCGCAGGCCTACGCCGACGCGCGGGACGAGGCCACCGACGCCGCGGCGCGCAGGCACCCGGACGCGACGTGGTTGCCCGCCGTGCTCAAGCGGTGGGACGCGACGCTCGACCGCCGGGCGTGCGCGCGATGCCGCGCCCTCGATGGCTCGCTCCGCGTGATCGGCCTGGACTTCCGTGGTGGCAGAGACCCCGGGCACGTCCACCCCGGCTGCCGCTGCGATAGCCACCTCGTCTTCATCCCTCTCCGCATCCCCCACGACAGCACCGCCGAGGCCGCGTAACCCACCATGGCACAGACCAACCCCGGCGCGATTGCTGGCAACTACGCCGTCCTCGCGCGCTCCGTCACGGCCGCGCCCGTCGTCGCCGACGGCACCACGCTCACCGACGCCTTCTTCGCCCCCGGCGATGGCGTCATGTGTACCGGCTGGAAGTCAGTCGCGATCTTCTGCCGCCTCACGGCAGCGGGCGCGACGACGGCGGACATTCAGGTGCTCATCAGAGCGGGCCTCGCGCCGGCCACGGCGAATAGCTGGATCGTTCTCGACCCCGCTACCGGCCTCGGCGCCGCCGCCTCAGGCCAGTACATGATCGCCACGGTCAACGGCCGTCTGATCTTCCCCCGCATCCACGCGGTCACCGGCGCACCGACGACGGTCGCGATCTGGGTTGCCGGGTGGGAACCGATGGGCCGCACCGACCGCAGCCTGTAGCGCCGATCGGGGCCAGCAAGTCTCAACCGGCACCGCCTAGCGGCCGGGCCCATGGGGGCGCAACGCGAGGCACCAACACGCTCCCGCGAGGGGGCGCACACGCCGTGCGGGTACGTCACCCGCGCGATGGAGGACCGCATGACGGACGCCACCGGGGGCGCTGCCCCGCTCGCTGCTACGGCAGCACAGACCGACGCACAAGGCGACGCCTCACAGGCCAAGCCGCTCACGCTCGACGCCCTCGGGGACGCGCTCAAGTCGCTCCTCCCGGGCATGATGAACGCCGCGCTGACCGACCACACCAAGCGCATCGAGCGCAAGTTCGAGGCGCGCATCGCCTCGCTCACGCCCGCACAGCAGAAGGCCGCGGACGCGGCAGAGGCCGTCGAGGTCGATGCCGTGGAGGCCGACCCGCCCAAGGGCGCCAAGCCCGCGGCGGCTGCCGCCTCAGCCCAGCCCGACCAGCGCTATGCCGCGTTGGAGAAGCAGCTCGCCAAGCTCCAGCGCGACAACGAGAAGGCCGAACAGCGCGCCGCGGCGGAGCGCAAGCAGCGCCTCGAAGATCAGGGCCACGAGCAGATCCGCACCGCGCTCCGCGGCAAGGTTCACCCCGGCGCAGAGGACGACATCCTCGACGCATGGCGCGGACGGCGCGCTGTGGTGGTCGGCGACGACGGCACCACGCGCATCCGCTTCGGCTCGCAGGACGAGCCGGAAGAAGGCTTCGACGTACAGGCGGCCGTTGCCGCGTTCCTCAAGACCGAACGAGCCAAGCACTACATCCCCGCGCCCGCTAACGGGGCGCAGCGCGGGGCGGGTGCGCGGCCTCCTCTCATGGGTCGGCCCGCCATTGGTGGCGCGACCGACACCGCCGGAGCCTTCGAACAGAAGCACGGCGTTCCCCTGGGCAAGGCCATTCTCGGCCGAACCTGACCGCGCACGACACGACCCGCCCCGCTGAAAGATCACGACCATGGCTGACGTTCCCCAGACAGTTGCACTTCAGGTTCTCTCGCAGAACTACCGCGGCCGGCTCGTCGCACAGACGAACCGCAAGAGCGCCCTGATGAAGGTGCTCCCCATCCTCCCCGGCTTCGGGAAGAACTGCGCATGGGCGGCTCGCTCCTCGGGGCAGATCGCGGAGAACTACGCGCAGGGCGCGGACGCGTCCAACTTCGGCAGCGATGCGCAGACCGAGGCGATCCTCCAGTGGGGCCACTACCGCGCGAACTTCCACATCACCGGCACCGCGCTGCGCGCTGCTGCCACCAGCGCGACGCCCGACGGCGTGCAGAACCTCGTCGGCACCAACCTCGCGAGCGCGAACGAGACCCTCGTCTCGGCGCTGAACGTCGCGATGTTCAACGGCGCCGGCACGGGCACCACGATCGCCGGCCTCGACGTGGCCATCGGCGACGACACCAACACCTACGCCACGATCGACCGCGCGGCGAACGCCTTCTGGCGCCCCTACGTCGTCGACCCCGGCGTGGCGACCGCGCTCACGCTCGGCCAGATCCGCTACGATCTCGGGCAGATCTACAAGAACAGCGGCGAGGTGCCGGACATCGGCGTCTGCTCCGTCGAGGTGTTCGACACCATCGGCTCGCTGTTCGATGCGACGCGCCGCTACACCGCCGACACCATCACCACCGCGCGCGGTGTGATCCGCCTCGACGCCGGCTACCAGGCCTTGGAGGTGAACGGGTGCATGTTCCTCCGGGACAAGGACGCGACCGCCGGGCAGATCTACTACCTCAACAGCAACCGCGTTCACATCGAGTACCTGCCCCTCGACCCCGAGGTGCTCGCCGAGGTGATGTCCACCATGCAGATGGCCGGCATGACGATGGACGCGAACGACGGCTACGGCCCCGTGCCGCTCGGCATCCACTGCGAAGCACTCGCGAAGAACGGCGACTCGGATCGCTTCGAGTGCCTCTCGAACCTCCAGCTCGTCGTCGAGCGCCCCAACGCCTGCGGCGTCCGCAAGAACGTCGCCACGGTGTCCTGAGCGCTCACGCGCTGAGCTGAGAAGAAAGGACAACCGAAGCCATGGCATTCACCACGACGCATGATGCGGACAGCATCGCGCACGCGACGATCGAGGCCGACAAGGTCTGGAAGCGATGGGTCATCGCGAACCTGTCGACGACCATCCACTACGACACGCTGGCCACCCCCGGCGGCAACTACCGCGCCCCCACCGCAACGGCGCGCACCGTGACGGCGGCCAACTCGTCGAGCCTCGCGACGGCGCGCACGCTCGCCCGGGACATCCACGTCATCTACACGCTGCACATCGCGTCGGCCAACTCGCACACCACGGCCGACTCGACCAACACGATCGCCTTCGGTCTGCCCGTGCTGGCGGAGACCCTCGCGAACCTCATCACCTGGGCCAACCAGTGCAAAGCGGCCTACAACGCGCACCGCACGCAGGCCTCGAAGCACCCGACGAACGACACGACCAACATCGTGACGGCGACGGACGCGACGAACCAGGGCACGCTCGACACCCTCCTCAACGACATCAAGACCCAGATCATCGCGCACCTCGCGTCTGCCCCCGGCAGCGTGATGGTGGTCGCGGTCTGAGCG